TAAACTAATTAGTCTTTATGAAGATTAATAAAATACTCGGCCTCTACAACAGCTAGAGTCTTAGACCTATTCCTTTTAATAATAACTAACGGTTGATGCACTCCGCAGTTTGCAGATGCTTGATCGTAAGCCTTCCATATATTTAAAGCTTCCTGGTTCTTACACTCAATAGAGTAAGGAAAAGCATCTCTCGCTTCTTTAGAGAGAATAACATCTTCTCCACCAGCTCCCATAGATGTTGATTTAACATTCTCTGGGTGTATGTCTAATAATTCTATAAGTTTGTCTCTAACCCATTGTTGGAGTTTACGACCTTTTTGTTTTGCTGACTGTGGTTTCATTTCTTTTCTACTGGTTGATGATATACCATTACTAAGGCATCACATTTGGGACAAGATAGATTAGTTACAATTTCATAATCCTCATTGCCATAATCTTCTCCTGTATGATCGCCGCCCCAGATAAGTTTTTCTTTACAAGACCAACAATTCATAATATCTCCTAAAAGGTGCTAGGTTGGGATGTGAGGTGTATTTTTATGGAGTACATTTCACCCTGAAGACCCCTAGCGGAGCCTATTATTCTATAAAGACGGCTTAGAAGATTCTCCGCTATCTTCTTGGGCCATGCTTGGTGGTACATCAGCTTTCTTCAGAGGAGCTATGCCATCACCTTTAGGAGTTCTAAACGCCACAACTTCGTTAGATGTCTCTCTATATGCAGGGTTCTCGTTCTCACTATTATCTTTTTCAGAAATAGTACAGACCATTACTTTACCCTCTAACTTAGTCGCATCTTCTGGTGGTGTTTGAAGACCACAAGCAGTTAACAAACGTTTAAAGTCTGAAGCTGCATAGCCTCTAACCAACTCTTGTTTCTCGCTGTCGTCATTCGTGTACCAAAGACTAAAGTATTTTCTAATCATCCAACCATTAAATTTAGGTTCGTTATGAACCTTAACTACTAGCTTGATGCTCTTGTTACCAGAAGCAGATACGTGTGGTACGCATTCACTAATAATACAATTATAATCACCTTTCGGTATAAAAGAGGATGATTCCTCTCGCTCAGATTCTACGTTTGTAAAATCAATTCCATCAAAGTCAGACATTAGCTTCTCCTTTAAATCCTAACTTGTTAATAATATGCGTCAAGTTAGGTTCCTCAAGGGTATCTAACTTTCCACTCCTGTCCTTAGCGATATAATTAGCGCCAAGATTTGTTTGCAACCAACGTTCGGTTGACTTCTTTCCCTTATCATCTTCAACATCGAATGTTCTTAAACATAAGACTTCATCAAAGAAATAAGGAATTTGTGTAGGCAGTTTAGTACCAACCATCATTGGCTGATAGTGCAACGAACCTGTTGCGTCATCTCGTACTTCTTGCTGTTTAGCAATAAACACAACATGAATAGGTAAGTCTCTAAATCTACGCATAGTTTTAGTCATTATCTGAATAACTTCTCCGTACGCTTTTCTAGGGTCTTTACTTTTCTTTAACTCATTTGCTAAAACAATCTCTGACATTTCTGTCACGCTGTCTAAACAAACAGTATCGTAGTCTAACGTGCCACTTTCTAGTAGCTGTGCAATCTCTTCTATCTCAGCAGCTTCTTTGACTTCAATAGCAGTCACATTAGTAGCGTCCTTAATAGATAGAAGTCCAGCTTCCATACTAACAACAAGAGTTTTTCCTGGAACAGTCTGACAAAGAGATGTTTTACCAACTCCTGAAACACCATAAACCAAAAGTTTAGCGCCCTGCAATTCGACTAAATCACTGGGACTTTTTATACGACTTATAATATCGCTCATTTTACTTTCTCCTAAAGATAAAATATTAGTATACAGAACAAATTTTCGTCTGTATACTTTTAGTTCAAAATAAATTTATTACAAAAAGAACAATGAGTGAAGTCAATAAGAATCAATGGAAAGTAAATTATCTATACAGGCTCAAGGAGTTGTGCAATAAAGAATTAGAACCTTTGTACAATAACAAACTAGAACCAGAATACAAGGAGAGAGAAGTGAAACGTATAAGTTTAAAAGATTATATAGCCTATATAGGCAACGCGGGAGCAGCAAAATTATTTGAATGCTCAGAATCAACAGCATCATCTTGGAGATATGGAAGGCGTCAACCTTCTATAAAACAGGCTAAGAAGATTATCAAAGCAGCAGATGGCAAGCTAGACTTTGAATCTATCTATGGATCACTTGAAACTACATTTGAAGAATAACAGAAGTGTTCAACGTCAAAGCAACAGCAGAAGACTCTGCGTTGGATTTAGCGCTTGCCTATGCAGAATCAGGCTTTAGTGTAGTTCCACTCCTTCGTCACAACAAAGTTCCGCCTAGAGAACTTGGTAGTTGGCAGAGATTTAAGAACGAACAACCAACAACAGAAGAAATAACAAGATGGTTTAAAGGTCGTGACGATTTAGTCGTAGCCTTGGTAACTGGTAAGTTCCTTGTTATAGATGCAGATACCCCAGAGGCAGTTATATGGGCTGCTAATAATTTACCTGTTACCCCTCTAAAGGTAGCTACTGGTAAAGGTATGCACTATTACTATAACAATCCAGAAAATTTTACAACTTATGTCGCTCGAAGGGTCGCAGATTATGACCCAGACAAGCTTATTGATATAAGGGGCGTCGGTGGTTTGATTATTGCACCCTACAATATTCATGCTACTGGCGTCATTTATGAACCTCAGACAATACCAGATTGGAAGCTACACGATACAGGTGATCTACCAGATTTCACCCGTGCAGATTGGATTAAGGTAACAGGCGCAGACAAGATAAATGGCCAACCTATATCAACACCTCTATCTCTTGAAGCAGCAGCAGAGGGAAGTCGTAACGACACCGCAGCTAGGTTAGCAGGCTATTTGATTGCCAAAGGATTAAACGTAGACTTTGCGCAGTTCTTTTTACAGTCTTGGAATAGAAGTAACAAACCACCTTTATCTGACTCAGAGATAGCTACAACAGTTAACTCTATTATGAAGACGCATGAGCGTAAGAACCAAGCTGCCCCAGCCTATACTTCTAAGAATAGAGTTATAAAGCAACCAGCTAATCTATATTCTCCTCCAGGTATTCTTAAAGATATCTACGAATACTCAGAGAAGATAGCTCAGATACCTCAGCCAGCACTTAGCTTGCAATCAGCTTTAGGACTAGGTTCTGTTGTTGCAGGTCGTATGTATAAATCAGATATGAATAACTTTTCATCTTTATATTTTATGTGTATCGCTAAATCTGGACAGGGTAAAGAGAATACCAAGACTGTCATTGAATCTATCTTAGATGCTTCTGGCCATGTCGATCTTCTAGCTGGAGATGGTTATACATCAAGTGGTGCTGTCTATAGTTTGCTACGTCATAAACCAACTCATATCACTGTAATGGATGAGTTTGGTAAAAGATTAGAGAGTATAGCTAAGTCATCTAACTCTAATAAAGAAGACGCCCTGCAGGTTCTCATGGAAGCATGGGGTCGTTGTCATGGCACTATCAGACCAGATAACTATTCGCTTATGAATATGTCTAGCAAACAACAGCAAGAAGCTATGGATAGATCAACCATTAAGCCATCAATAACACTAATGGGTATGAGTGTGCCAAAGAACTTTTACGGCGCTTTATCTACAGGAAGAATTGTAGACGGCTTTTTAAATAGGTTTTTAGTTGTTGAGTCTAAGCTCCCAAGAGTTGTTGGTAAGATGGTTCCGTTTATTGAGCCACCTCATAATGTATGTGAGTGGGTTAGAAAGATGAGAGAGACTAACAATGAAATGGAAGAGCTTGCTAAGAACAATTCAGAGATGGACTTTAAACAGCGCGTACTTACTTTTGATAATGAAAGTAAAGAGTTACTAACTACACTTGCTTACAAACTAATAGAAGAACAAGACATATTAGAGAAGGATGGCTTAGAGGTGCTACTGTCTAGAACTAGAGAGAAGTCTATGAGACTGGCCTTGATCTGTGCTTTAGCTGACGACCCTAAGACTACTATTATTAGAGGCGATATAACTAAGTGGGCTATTGATTATGTGTATTACTACGACCAATTACTTGTAGATAACTGTGAAGATAAGGTTGCTGGTTCTGAGACAGAAGGCAAGATCAAACAGGTACTAAGCTTTATTAGGTCTCAAGGTGATATAGGTATTAGTAAGCGTGATATAGATAGACGTGAAATATTTAGAAGTATGAAGTCATACGAGGTTAAAGAGATCATAGAGAGACTTAAGAACTCTGGAGAAATCCAAGAGAAAGATGTTAAGTTAAAAACTACAGGTAGACCAACTAAACGTATTGTCGCAATCGACCCAGAGTTCTTTGAGGACTAAGCTAGTCCTTGAAGGTTTTGATCTATTTGATTACGTCTGTCAAATATCTCTTCGTTAGCTGGATTTCCACCTAACAAACTTCTGCTCATAGGTGCTTGATTTTGAGCGCCAAGAGTAGCAGAGGTAACTTCTGGTAACTCTAAAGGTGTCATAGCAATAGGTGCTTTAGGATCAACAAAGTTATTTCTAAGTCGTTGTTCTGAATCTTGATAACCTTCACTTATTACTTCTGCAGGTAGTTGAGTTGAAATACCTCTTCTTATAGGTTGACCAATCCCAAGAGTATCGTAAATACTCGGCAATTCTTTAATTATTTGTTTATTTGACATATCTCCAGCCAACCAAGCTGTAAATCTTTTACTTCCTAGTAGGTATGACATGCTTCTTAACATTCCGAATTGAGGCAAGGCTTGTAAAGGTTTAAATATAATTCTAAACATTAATCCTCTAGTAAACAAATCACCTCCGCCAGATACTTTTTCACCGCCAACTATAAACTTAGACCTTGTGGCTGCTTTTCTAAGTAATTTAAACTGAGCCTCGCCAAAAGTTTCTTTAAGCACAGACTCTCCATATCCAGTAGGAGAGAACATAGCATCATAAAATTTCTTCTCATTAAACAATTGTTCAATTACATCATCACCTGGTCGAACATAGTCACTTAATATTTTTCTCATTGCAGATTGTTGAAACTCTTTAAACTCTACAGAGTCAGGTCCAAGTAATTGTCTTACTCTTACAATATCTTCTGAATTACCTGCTTTAAATAAAGTATTTACTATATTCTCTGAATCTATATTACCGCTTTGTATTTTCTTAAATACTTCTATTTTTCCTAATTCATCAAGTTGTGAGTTGACGCTTATTTTAGTTTGTAAATCCTCAATAACATTATCTACATTTGTAGTTCCTGTTAACAATTCATCAAGCTCTTTACTTGTTCCTACATCAATTAAGTCATCGGCTTGCCTCAAAGCTTTTAAAAGCTCGTTATTTTTAGTAGGCCCAAATAAAACTTTTGGTGTTGTCCCGTATCCTTCAATTGCATTTGCTATTAGTCTATAATTAATCTTTCCTTTAGAAGACCTTTTAGTTGATTCTACTATTTCTCTTATAAATTCTCTTTGTAAAACTCCTCGTACTTCTTCAGAATTTTGGAATGCTGGATTTTTTACATCTATATCTGCATCTTTTAAAATATTTCTTGTAGTTTTATTAATCTCTAGAGTGCTTCTTACAGGAGCTTTAGACCTATCAACTCTTCCTGATCCTTCAAATCTTTGTTTTTTTAATGCTGAAGTATCAACATCTAAAGTCTCTAAATATCTTTTTACTTGATCGCCATTATTTTTTTTAAAAACAATTTTTGTAAGAATTTTATCTATGTCTTGACCGCCGCTAACTGCATCAAACATTAAATCCTTAACTAAAGCTTGGTCAAAGGCTTGCATACCTGAAGCATAAAATGAGTTAGCTATTTTAATAGATTTTATTTGAGCTTTTATTTTTTTAGGTATAATTTTTTTATTATCTGTAATGTCCGCTATAACTCTTTTATGATAAGCAAGATTTCTATCAAATTGTTCAATGCCTTGCAACGGAGATATAAAATCAGAATCATTTGCTAAATTATCAAGATTAGTTTTTATTGGATTTATTTTTGCTAAAATATTTGAAAATTCTTGTTTAGCTTCATTTATCTCAGCTTGATATAATTCTTTCATCAAAGGATCTAATTCATCTGTTAAAGTTTTTACTTTTGCTTTAAAAGCTGATGTTTGCATATCTAATAATTTTAGAGCAGCTACCTTTCCTTCAGAATCTGCTAGAGAGGCAAGTTGACCTAAATTAGCTTCTGATAAGTCTTGTAATTCCTTTATTTGACCTGGAATTATGTTGTCTATAGCATCTTTAGATTCATCTAAATTTTTTGTAAAGAATCTTTGTAAACTGTCAGCAGCAAAACTATCCCCATTTTCTAATGTGTTCAAGGTTTCATCAATAATGTCTAACATTCTACTTCTTTCAACACTACTTAAAGTTGCAAAATCTTTTCCAACTTCTGTAATTCTATTGGCCGATGCTAGACCTGATCTTAGTTCTAGTAACTCTGGTAAACTAAAATTCTTTTCTGTGTTATTTAATAATTTTTGGAAATCTGCTAATTGAACTCCAGCTTTTGAAGGGTCTAACTTTCTAGAAGCATCTACAGCATTTTGAGTAATAATGTCTACATAATCTTTTAGAGGTTCTGAATCTATAAATTTTGCTTGTATACCTAAACCTGGTTTTCCTGCAGTTTTAGTTGCTCTAAGAGAATCGCTAATATTTCTAGGTATTTCAAAGAATCTTCCCATCTCATCATATATTTTGGTTTGAGCGTCATACCAAGCAGCGTAACTATCTGCTGTTAAAACTCTTATTTGCTCTCCAGCCTCTGCTGTAGCTGGTTCTGAAAAAGCATCAAATTCTGCCAAAATACCATCGTTAGTGCTTTTTAAATTATTATTAGCTTTATCCAATTTTGTATTTAGATCATCAAATGTTTTTGATAATGAAGAACCTATTCCTTTACCAGCTGCTAAATCTGCAGATGAGTCTCCATACCCTGATTTAATAACATCATCTATTGACGAGCTAAAACTAGAAGATAGATCATTTGTAGACCTAACTAAGTTATTGGTTTCTGTAATTAAAGAATCTCTTACTCCAATTGTTCTGCCTTTGTATTTTGATACAGTTTCTGTAATACCTTGAAGTAATCCAGTTAAGGGACTATCTAGAGCTGCTATAGCTACAGCGCCTTTATAAGTTTTTCCTGTTAATGAATCCGTTATGCCTTTTCTAGAAAGTGCAGCAGCCATTCTTAAATCTTCAGCTCCAAGCTCTCCTTTACTTACGGCTTTCTGTCCAAAGGTATGTTTTAAAATTTTACCGCCAAACCCAAATATTGCTTCCCCTGCTGCGCCAATGGCTGCTTCTTTCATTAAAAGGTCTGCAAGTTCCTCAGGAGTATTTCTTTGTAATCCAGCTACATACTCTATTCCTTCTTCAGTGGCTTTACCAGCAGCTGCACCAATACCTGTACCTGCTGATATGTAACCAATTTGAGCTGGTGTAGTATATTTTAAATTTCTAAACTTAGGTTTTAGTTTTCCTCTAGTAAATATAGAACCTGCAATGGAGCCAAGTACAGGACCGACTATGCCTGCAAAGTCAGCAAAATCTCCAAATTCAAAAATATTATTTGAATCAATAACAACATTTTTATTAGAAGTAGGATTGATACCTAACTTTTTTAAACCCCTTCTAGTTAAGGCTAAGTCTCCTTTACTATTTCTAGTGAATCCCTCTCCCCCTACGGCATCTGTTAATACAGCCTCTTTTTCAGCTAAATTTTCTGTTGCTCCTAATTTAGCCCTTAACCAAGGAGCAGCAACTCCCGTTTCATAATCAAAGTTATTTTTATCAAATTGAATAGCAAGTCTTCTGGTTGTTTGATCCACAAATCCATTTTTTCCATCTTTAACGTATTGTATGGCTCTTTCTTTTGCATACTCAGGATCATCAGTATCAACCTTAATATACCTAGCATTTGGTAGTCTTACTTTTATTGCCATTATGTAATCATATCTGAAGATATTTGTATTTCTGCATCATCTTCACCTTGTTCAGTTTCTTCAAATGTTTGATTATTAGATTTTCTTCTTAGTAAGTCTAAATTTGGCATTTGGCTGCCATACTCAGCATCATAAAAATCTATCATTGTTCTTGCATCGTTATTACTTTTTGTTAAAGTTCTTTCTGTAAGCATTAGCAAATCTATTATTGATTGTTTATTTGAGGTTGTCTTTTCAATATTACCTAATAAATCTTTAATTAATGCTCTATCAGCATCAGAAATAGTTTTTCCTTTTTCATCTAGCAACGCTTGAACCATTCTGGCTTCAAGAAATTTACCTATGTTTGAGGCTTTAGTTGCATCGTTTAACTCTAAATCAGTACCAGTAAACCCTTGAGCTGAAGTTACAAGTCTATTCATCCAACCCTGTAAACCAGTTACGTCATTTTGTTGTAAAAGACTTCTTAGTTTTCCAATCTCACCTAACAAGATACCGTTTCCTTCTAGGTCTCCAGTAAATTTATTATAATTTTCTGCAATTTTTATTACTTCAGTTACTTTTAATTCACCTTTTTTGTTTGCTTTTGCTTTATCTTCTAGAAATTTTGCCTTTGCAAGCTCTTCAGCTTCATCAGCATCGCCAACTTTAGAAGCTGCATTTGCAGCTCCTACAGCAATACCATCTGCTAAATTATTTGTACCAGCCATTGCTAAAGACATCTCTTCTAAGAAGATATTAGCGTTTCTTCCTTTTCTTGCTTTTTTATCATCTTGGTAAGCTTCTAATTCTTTATTTTTTAATTCTTCAAAGAATTTAATTGAATTTTCAATACTTTCAATATCTTTTTTTTCTTTATCTTTTTTAGCTTTTTTTATTTCAGCTGGGCTTTTAGCTACAGAAACAGCTGGATTTTTCTTTTTATCAAGTGATTCCAAAGCTGATGTTATATCTTCTGGTACTTCTTGAAAATTTCTAGAATCATTATCAATAAATAAATCTGCTGCTCCTAATCCTCCTGCTCCAGCAAGATATTTTTGAGACTTGGTTGAAGTGTTATAGGCTTTTTTTAATTTTCTACCAATGTTTGCAGTTTTAATATATCCAGCAAGAGGCGCTCCAATTCCTGTTGCTGCCAGGCCAGTAGCAGCAATATCTATAGGATCAGTATAATCAAAAAGAGTGCTTCCTTTTCCCCCAATTAGACCTGGTTTATTTTTTTCATTTTTTACATCTATAGCAGTGTTAATTTCTAAGAGTATTTGTTTTGCTGGTTTTCCAGTTGTATCTATGCCTAAAGCTTTTGCATAATCAATAATTTCCTGAGAAATATCTTCATTACCTCTATTATTCATAGGACTAGCAGAACTAGTATTATCTTGAGAAGAATATGCTGTTGGATAAGGGTTTTCACCAGTTGGAACAAATACCTCATCACCATTAGCAAACATACTTCTATTATATATATTCATTATGCTGAGTATCCCCCACCGTATCTACCAGAATAACCACCGCCGCCAGCTCCTGCATTTGTTGTTGGTGCTGTGCCTGCTCCTGCTGGTTGTCCTGCTCCTGCTGGTTGTCCTGCTCCTGCTGGTTGTCCTTGACTATATCTCTCTCTTTGTAATCTTGCTATTGCATCGTCATAAGTTCCAGGAGCGCCTTGTCCATAAGGATCGGCAAAACTTCTGTAAGTACCTAACATAGCAGCTATACCAGCATTTCTAGGATCATTTGGTTCTCCATACTGAGTATTAACATTTTTAAATCCAGGTTGGTAATCAGGCATAAATCCTCTCATATAATCCACACCTTTCATTCCTCTGTATCTATTTCTTTCGTCTGCATCATACTGAGCATCAATACCTGCTTGATTCATATTTCTAGCGTCTCTGTCATAGCCCATTAGTTCAGACCTTTCATCTCTGCCATACTGTTGATATCTGCCGCCTAGATCACCCATCTGTCTTCCATAATCTGCATAATCTCTTCCAATACCTCCAAGGTCACTAGATATGCCTCTCATGTCTCCAGCTCCAGTTCTAGCAATGTCGCCTCTTCTCTGTCCTATACCCATCATATCGCTTGCATAACCTCTTCTAGCACCTGACATATCTCTACCTAATCCAGCTTCAAAGCCTCCAGCTCTTTCTAAAGCACCTCTGCCAAATCTTGATTCATCAATAGCTCTACTTTGAGCTGTATCAAAACCTTTAGAACGTATACCAGATAGAGCTTCACCTAAGCCTCTACCTAAAGCAGCTCTTCTTTCTTCAGCTCCAAGCTTTGCTCTAGAACCAAAGGCGGACTGTCCACCTGATTGTATGTCTCTAGCTCTTTGGCCGATATCAGATATTTCGCCTTGTTTAAATACGTCGTCAATTGTTTGTTGTACTACTTGGTTCTCAAAAGGATTGTTATAAGCAGCTGTAGA